TAGGTGGTATAGATATTACATTAAGTAATCCAACTGTTACAGTACCAGCGAGTGATGAAAAGATAATTGGCCCATTTTCGCAGGATTGGTTTAATGATGCCGATGGAAATGTAAGCGTAGATTATGATGCAGTAACAAGTGTTACAGTTGCAGCTTTAAAGTTATAAAATTAATGGAGGGATAGATTATGAGCAAAACAATAGATTTTGATGCGTATAGAGCAGAAAAAAAAGATGAAAATATTACAATTAAAGCTTTTGGCGAGGAGTTGGAGTTACCTCCTTCTCCTCCACTTTCAACGATGGAAGTATTGTTGGGGTTGTATAAAAAAGCTGGTTCGGAAGCAACAGTACCTGAAGAAGAAATAATCACAATGTTAGAAGCATTGTTGGGTAAAGAACAATATAGAAAATTATCTGATGGAGGATTAACTGTAAGTGAAGCTGAATGGTTAATTCAAGAATTGTGGAAACAATATAATCCCCAACAAGAGGTTAAAGAAGATGATACAAAAAACACGGAAGCTTCGACATCGCGGAAAAATGGGGATTTATAGAAGCAGATTTTTTGCGAGAATATAATATAGACTTAGTGCAAGAGGCTGATAATTTGACTTGGAGAAAATTTAAAGTGTTATTAAAGTCATTATCAGCTGAATCTGCACTTGCAAGAAGCATACAAAGCGATGAAGAAGCACCAATTGAAGACGAAGAGGGAGTATTGATGAATATGTTATAGAAAGTAGGTGAAACATGGCTGTCAAAGTTGGAGAATTATATCAAGAATTATCACTTAAAGATAATAAATTTACATCCGGAATGACACAAGCTCAAAATAAGATGCAAGGTTTTTCATCAAGGTTAAGTAGTGCTGGCGGTACATTAACAAAATTTGTTACTGGGCCAATGGCATTGTTAGGTGGAGCTTTATTAGAAAATGCTAGAAGGACAGGGAATTATGCCGATAGCATATTAGACTTAGAATCTGCGACAGGACATACAACTGATACTATACAGCGTTATCAAGCAGTAGCGGAAAGGGCTGGAGTAAAAACAACAGCTTTCACAGATGCAAGTCAAAGATTATTACAACAGATGTCAAGAAGCGAAGGCGGTTCAGCTTCTCTTAATGAAGGGTTACAAAAATTAGGATTAACATTTGAAGATATTTCAGAAGCAACACCAGATGAACGGATGAACACTCTTATTACGAGACTGAGAGGTGTAGAAGACGCTAATAAGCGCGCTCAAATAGGTACACAACTTCTAAGAGGTGGTTATGAAGACTTAGCGCCAATCCTTGATTTATCAGCAGAAGAATTTGAAAAAGTTTCACAACAAGCAAAAGAATCTGGAAAAATAATGGATACTGACGCACTTAACTCAGCTAATAATTTCAGAATGAGTTTGGATGAGCTAAAGCAAGAATTCACAGGGCTAATGAGAAGTATAGCTGTTGATTTTATGCCCGTTTTAACTGATAGTTTAATGCCGTTTTTGAAAGAAAGTTTAATACCATTGATGAGAAATTTATCTAAAATAGTTAGTGGTTTGTTCAAATGGTTCAATAATCTTTCAAGCGGAATGAAAACTGTGTTTGTAGCAGGTGTAGGATTATTAGGAGTATTAGGGCCATTATTAACTGCCTTGAGTGGCATAGTATCAGCAAGTGTTACTCTTGCACCATTATTATCTACAATAGCAGCTGGCTTTGGAGCAATATCAGCACCAGTTGTTGCAAGTGTAGCAGGTGTTGCGGCGTTTGCAGGTGCAGCTACATTAGTATATAGAAGCTGGAAAGAGGTTTCAACAATGTTAGCTGATCTATGGACAGCGATGAGAGTTAACGTTAGTAATTTTGCTATCAAATCACAAATCACTTTTGAAAAAATGAAAATATCTATATTTAGAATTGTCAACAGCATAATACAAAAAATGTCTGCATTAGAAAACTTACCATTCGGCGTAGGAGAAAAGTTTGCCGGAATGGGAGATTCGATAACTGATAGCGTAGATGGTGCAAAACAATCTATTTCACAATTAGTATATCAAATGTATGAGAACGAAGAAGAATTAGCAAGTGCTAATAGTAATTTTAGCGAAAGTTTTGGAAATGCTAAAGATGCTATTGTTGAAGATATTGTAGGAATATTAGATACCCTTAATATATTTTCCAGCGATTATAAAGGTGAAGTTGAAGCAATAACTGATTTTGTATCAGAAGAATATAGTTTTCAAACTGATGAAATAGAGTCTAACATCAATGAACAAAACGAAATAGTTGAAACGGGTTTAAATGAAAGGCAAAATATAGAACAAAAATATGCTAAAAAATGGTTTGAGATGAGCCACAACAAAATTGAAATATTAGAAAAAGAGAAAGAAGAAGCTATTAAAAATGCGCAAGAGAAAGGCGCAGATATAACCAACATTGAAAAAGTATTTGATGAAAAAATACTACAAGCTAAAATTGAGAAAAGAAAGCGCGAAGCTGAATTAGAACGACAGCGCTGGGAAGCTATGAATGAGAGAGGTAGAAAAGCACAAGAAGAAGCTGAAAAAGAAAAACAAGCTGAAATTGAAAAAGAAATAGCAATACAAGAAAAAATAGCTGAGACTAATCAGAAAAAGATAGAAGCCAGTAAAAGGTATATGTCACGTTTGATTGAACAAAATGCAACTGAAAAAGAAATGTTAACTCTGAAAATGAACAGAGAATTAGAAGCTAACAAAGGAAATGAAGCTGCTATATATGCAATTAAGCAGTATTATGATAATGAATTTGACAAATTAGAGGAAGAAAATCATCAGAAATCAATGGAACGCACAGAAAAAGAATTAAGTTTCCTCCAAACTGGATTTGCTTATGCTTTTTCCTCAATTCTGCAGGGAACAAAAAGCGTTACTGAAGCATTTCACGATATGTGGACAAATGTGTTGAACAAAGTTATGGATAAATTAGCTGAAATGGCTGCCTCAAAAGTATTCGGATTCATTACAGGTGGCGGTGGAGGCGGACTTCTAGGAGGTATCGGTGATTTCTTTGGTGGTATTTTCCACAACGGTGGTACAGTACCCGGCCCAATCGGGCAAGAACGCTTAATCTTAGCGCAAGCAGGCGAAACAGTATCCCCTATAGGCTCAAACACAGGCTCTAGTGGTGGAGGATACAGCACAGCTAATATAAGTGTTAACTTAGATGGAAAAACCATCGCACAAGCCGTGAAACAACCCTTAGTAGACACAATTAGAATAACAGGAGGTGCGCGCTTCTAATGAAAGCAATTATAGGTGGAACAACTTACAGCATCAAAATTAACACTTTTCAAGCAGAGGACACTATTGAGATGCGTGCCACCTGCTCATTTTCCATTCCCGACAAGCAAAATGAATATACTTTCAAGAAAGGTCAACCTGTTACAATAATAGATGACAAGAATAATGATGAGCAAATATTTGCAGGTTTCCTTGAAACTAGCGACAAGTACCCCTTATCAAGCAGGCAAGCTGATGCATATATGCACGACATAGTATGCATTGATATGCATTATCTAGCTGATAAGAGGCGTATAAGCTATGCAGCAAGAAATAAACTAGCAGGAGATATAATCAAAGATATAGTTGACCAAAAACTTGTTGAGGAGGGTGTGTATTACAGTAAAGACTTAAATTTTGTTGAAACTACAACAGCAGATTTCTCAACTGGCACATTATCAAATGTAGTTGCTGAAAATGATAGTTTGAGATTAGATAAAACTGGCGCTGATATAACAGATACAGACACAACCACAGCAGACTTTGCAGAAGGCACTCTGACTGATGTGGTAGCAGTTAATGATGGTTTGGGATTGGCAGAAAGAGGGTATGTAGATAAAATACCAGAAATGACAAGCAATACAACCCCGAGTGGAGTGGCAAGTGCCGATTCTGTGTACCAAACTGATGAACCTTATAAAGCATTTGATAAAACAGAACCGCCTAATGGAGATATATCTAGCCAATGGCGTTCTACAATTAACACAAATTATCATTGGCTAAAGTATGAATTTGAAACAGCTAAAAAGGTAGAAAAAATTTATATTAATTCAACACAAAATATTGAAGTAGGTACACACGATTTTGTTTTTCAAGGTTCAAACGACAATTCAAATTGGGTTAATTTATACTCTGATGCTAGTGCAGATACTTATACATCTCCATATGAGGCAACTTTCTCTAATAATAATTTTTATAAATATTATAGGTATTATATCAATTCTACAGACGCTAGTGATAATAGAGCAACAATAACTGAATTAAAATTATATCAGTATGATTATTATTCAACAGGCACACGCCAATCACCACAACTTGACTTATCAGCAGTAGGGAATGTTGAAAGTAGCAGTATAAGCTGGCAGGAAACTCTCAACTCTCAAACTATTACAATAGAAACCTCAATTGATGGTGGCTCAACTTGGCAGACAGCAACTAACGGTGGTGCTATACCTAACTTACCTGCTAATCCAACTACTCTTGATGTGAGACAGGTGCTGTCAACTACCGATACTACTGTCACACCTAGATTAGAGAGTTTAGAAGTAGAGGTAGTATCAGCTTACGAAACAACTGGTTATCGCATAAGTAAGCCTTTTGACTTATCACCTGCCGTTGAAGATGGGGGTAGTACGATAAGTTGGCAACAATCAAACCAATATTTTGGAATTGTTGGTGGTTGGCACTCTGATATGAATATTTTAGGTAATTATGATGGGTATAGTGAAGTTGCAAGTATAACTCAAACAACAAGTTATGATGATATATTCACAGGGCAATTTACAATTTCAGATTTTCCTAATTATGCTGGTGCTGGTAAATATGTTTATATGGAGTTTTGGGCTAAATGGTCAACAATACCCGTTTGGGGACAAGGACAAACTTGGATACAAAAGCCTCCACCAGACGCAAGTAAGTATCAAAAATATATACTTAAATCTGACGGTCAAAATGATATAGATGAATATTTTAGATTGTATTATAGTACTTCTCAAATTGATGAAAGTGTAGCATATATTGCTAACCCTAAAGTATATACTGAATTTCCAATTAAAAACGAAGTAAGTTTAGACAATAAAAAAACTTGGTTTGAAATTTCAAATGGACAACCGATACCTAATTTGCCGACTGATTTGATGAATGAAAGATTATATTATAAGACAACGCTTGAAACAGATGATACAAGTGTAACCCCAACCTTTGATGAAATTAATATCGACATTACAAGTAATGGCACGACAATCGAAGACGGCACAGAAATACTTGAAACTAGAGCTAATTTTGTACCGACAGAACAATTAATATCAAGTGTAGCTGACAAAATGAACTATTGGTGGAAAATCGACAGCAACAAAATGATACATTTCAAAAGCCGTGATAGCGAGCCTGCGGATTGGCAGTTAGAGCCACAATATATTAGAGGGCTGCCGACTGCTAAGACGGGCAATCCACTCTATCGCAATCAACAACTTGTCAAAGGACCAATCGGTATCACAGAGGAGCAGGTTGATGTTGAGCGTGGAGATGGTGATAAAAAAGCTTTCCCTGTTAGTTTTCCAATAGCAGAGGAGCCGACTATTGAAATATCAATTAATGGTGGTGCTTGGCAGACTCAAACTGTTGGTAGAAAAGGTGTTGATGATGGTTTCCAATGGTATTGGGAGAAAGAGTCTGATATTATCACACACGATAACGCTGAAAGTAGATTAACCAGCAATGATAGAGTTAGATGTACATTTATTGGGCAGTTTAAGATTGTAGCACAAACTTATGACCCTAATCTGATAAGCAAACAAGCTGACATTGATGGCACATCTGGAATAGTTGAGGACGCTATAACAGTTGGTAATGTTGAAGGTAGAGAAGCTGCAATTGAGATAGGCAATAGTAGGATTAAGAAATATGGAGTTGACAGCAAGCGACTTAAGTTTCAAACTAGAAGAAGTGGACTCAAAGCTGGGCAACTTATTACAGTTAATAACCTTACTAATATGGGAATTAATCAAGGTGAAAAACTACTAATAACACGCACCAATACTTTTGATGAGAATGGTCAAATATTCTATGACATTGAAGCTGTCAAAGGACCTAAGCACAAAACTTGGGAAGAATTTTTCATGGAATTAACAAAACGTGCTGAATTGGTTATCAGCGAAGGAATAGGCGAAAGTGAAATATTAATTATCCCTATAGACTTCAGCAAAACTTGGACATTCGCTGAAAATCCTAATATATTTAGAAAGTTGAAAGCTGACGGCACATGGCAGGCTGATGGCACATATACACCAAACTTTGAGGAACAACACAGAGTAACACATATAGCTTGGTTTAACGGCACAACTGAATTAGGAAGGCAAGAGAGGACACAGCAAGATGTTAACACAGCCGATAGAGTTGATACACTCACTTACCTTGGTCCAAACTCTGCTAATGAAAATATAACACACTTTGGCTGGATAGGTGGATTTAGAGCAACAGAACAAGTAGGTACAGGTGTGTTAATTGGCAAACAACCGTATGATTTGATTAAAAAGGAAACCGAAGCACTGCAAATATCACGCTCAGATTATAGTTGGGCATATTAAAGGAAGGTGATTAGATGGCAACAGTAAGAATACAAGACGGCACAGCCGAAAGAAGTATAAAAATTGACGGAACAGAAATTGCTCAATATATAACAGAGTATAATGCTGACGCAAAAACTGGCACAACTCCAACGATATTGATGGAAGTTGATGCTGAAACAGAAATTATATTTGAAAATGCTGAAATAAGATGGAAATTTAATTTTCCAGATGAGGTTAAAATTAGACGAGCAATGTATCAAACTTTGAAGCAGGAATTTGAGGTGAGCGGATAATGGCAGGAGCTTGGGTAGAATCGGATTTAGTTTCAGCAGTTAATCTTAATGAAAAAGCAATAGAAAATACTTATCCTGTGGGTAGTATATACATGAATGCAAGTAATAGCACAAACCCCGCAACTTTGTTGGGTGTTGGCACCTGGCAACGATTTGGGCAAGGGAAAGTATTAGTTAGCCAAGACAGCGCAGACGCAGACTTTGATACAGCTGGAGAAACTGGTGGGGAGAAAAATCATCAATTAACTGAAGCTGAAATGCCTGCTCATAGCCATCTATATGGGCAACTTGTAAGTAAAACTGACTATGGTACAGATAATAGAGGGACTTTTAGTATTTTCAGAGATGGCTCAAATTATGCTACAGATTCTACAGGCGGCAACCAACCCCATAACAACCTTCAACCATACATCACAGTTTATATGTGGGTAAGAACAGCGTAAATATAAAATCGTAGTGGAAAGGTGATAAATTTGGACTTCTCAACAGAATTTTGGTTACAAATAGGAGTTAATCTAGTAACATTAGCATTTTTTGCAGGAATAGTCTGGACAAAATTAAGCTATATAGAGGACAAGCAGGATAAGCACAACAAGCTAATTGAACGAATGTATCACGTAGAAAACAGTGCTGATAAAGCACACGATAGGCTTGATGCATTGGAAAAGCTAGCTGAGGATGAAAGAGGGTGACTGAATGTCAATTAATAATTTCCAAATAAGCAAAAATTTCAATTTGAGTGAATTTGAGTGCACTCATCCTAATCACAGACACGTTAGAGTTGATGATGAGTTAGTTGAGAAGCTACAATTGTTGCGAGATAGACTTAATGTGCCACTTATAATTAATTCAGCTTATCGTTGTCCAGAAAGAAATAAGCAAGTAGGAGGTGCTGATAACAGTCAACATCTATATGGTAAAGCAGCTGACATAT